CCGATGAGAACGTGATGACGTGGTTAGTGCTCGCGTTTATCGTTACCGACGTGGCGGGGGTTCCCTTGAGCGCAACCGCGTTCGTGGTGGGACTGAGTTGGTGAACGACCTTCGTCTGACCCGTGAAAGGGCCGTTGAGAGTAGCCGTTATCGTCGCGCCCGCGCTCGTCCCGCCCTTTATCGTCGTGACGCCGTAGCCGTTCACTGTGCCCGTGGAGGCGGTTGTGAAAGCCTGCACAGGGACGGTGAAACCGCCCGCCGAAGCGGTGAAGGACGCGCCCGATACGAGCGAACTCGCCGTAACAGTCTGAGCAACTACGGTCGAGGAGACCGTTATCTTTGTCACATTCTCCAAGGCAAGAGCAGTGGTCAATACGAGCGTCGGATTGCTCGACGGACCTACGGCGAACCCTTCGGACGCATTGAGTGCGCCAATGAAATTGGTGTAGTCAGCCATTTGCCTCCCTCCTTCCAGGGGGGATAGGAGCGGATCAAAAAAGACCCGCTCCTGTGGGGGTCTGTCAATCGTACTTTATGCGTGGTTTACGCGGGCACGTTGATGTAGAAGGGTCTCCAGTCATACATGCCAGCGGTGAACCACATGAGTGAGCCGATCTTCCAGGTCTGGGTTTCCCAGTCCTTGTAGGAACTGATCTCGTGGTCCTCGCCAGACTCAAGGCGGTTGATCCACTTGCAGGACTTCTTCACCGCCTGGCTATCCATGACGAACCACGGATAGTTCGTCGCGGTGGAAGCCTTCTTGAGCCACGGCCACACGACGAGCCTCATCGACCCCTTGTAGATGTTCGGGTTGTTGTTCGCCACGTTGTACTTGCCGGCACCACCGATGAGTTCTAGTCCGAGTTGCCTCAGACGTGTGGGAACCACGATGGTGTCAGGACTCAGGTTGCACTCGTTGCCCTCGTCATCCTTGTACTCGAACATGGCCTGACACGCGTCTTCCAGGGGCTTCTCGCCCAAGGCGTCGGTGCCGTAGTTCGACTGCGCCGTGGTGTACGTGACTCCTGTATGGGACGCGCTCGCGAGGGCAATGCCGTCGGCGGTCGTGTTGGCGATTGTTTTGCCGTTGATGACGAACGAGGTTGACGTTGCGTTGGAGAAGAACCCTCCAGCGATCTGCTCCCTGAGCCTTGCAGCCCCAAGAGCGAAGTCATCCACCTTGTTCTTCAGGTCGATCAATTTGGCATTCGACAGGGTGAACCTATCAAACGCGCGTCCAGCCTCCCAGACGACAGGAGTGAAGACCTTCGTGTTGCCTTCCTTCATGTCCTGGTAGGTGAACTGGCCCGCCCATTCACGGAATGAGATGGAGCCTGTGAGTTCGCCGATTGCCTCGGTCGGGTTCGAGGACTGTTCCCTCTGGAATATCTCGTAGATTATGGATGCCTTCATGTTGTCCTGGAATTTGTTTGTCCAGTACTCCAGGAGGGGGTTCTCGTACAGTCCGACTAGTTTCTGGAACTGTAGACTTGCCTGGTTAATAACGCCCATCAGTCTTCACCTCCTATGCTCCGGTTGAGAGCTTTTCAAAGTAGAACCGTACCTTGTCGTTCACGTCGTCCACCGCGAGGATGTACGCATGCTCAAGTACAGCGGTGGAAGCGACCAAGGTTGAATCCGGCAGTACCAGCGGGGCAGATCCCGTTGAGGACGTGTTTGACCCCGCAGTGCTGAGCATGATGTTCTTGGTTCCGGGGATGAAGTCGGTCGATACGGTAGCCGTGGACATATCGGCTTCGATGATGTCGTAGGTCTTGACCATCTCGACGACACACGTCTCATCGCTGGAACAGGCGTTGAGGTAGATCCCCCTGAACGCCTTGTGAGGATAGACCGTAGTGCCGAGACAGACATCCGTACTCGTCCACTCTCCGATTGCGAGAAGGTTTGTCGGGAGTCCAGGGATTCCGTAGGACGTAGACGACAGGGGAATGTCCTTGACGAGGGTCTGCTTGTACTCTGTGTACAAGTTACCGACGATTTTGAACGCCATTTCACAAGCCTCCTTCCAATAGCGAAAGGCGGCCTGCTTGTGATTAGCCGCCTTTCGCTTTCTGCATCTTCATGTACTTTTGCTCAACCTTCCGGGCCTGTTTTGCATCATAGCCCAGAACTTTTTGGTAGATATCCAGTTTTTCATCTGAGATGGGTATAGGCTCCTCGAATCCACCTCCGCTGGATTTCTCCGTGGTGAGGTGGTCCTTGGAACCTATCTTCTGGATTGCTTTCCGCTCGCCACCCTGTTCCGCCTTACTGAGCAGTTCGTCTCCGTGTACCGCGTAGTACGCCTGCGCGAGGGTGAGTTTGTCCTGCGCCGCGCCGTAGACGGTCCACGTCTCCTGGTCGATGTCCTCCGGCTTCTTCATGTCGGGGAACTTGGCCTTGAGTTCGTTGAACTGAGTCGTGAGGGACTGCTGCTCCACGCGATTCTTCAGCATGCTGTTCTCGGCCTGAAGTGCTCTCAGTGCGGGGTGATGTTCGACAACCTTCAGTATGGTGTCAACGTCAACACCCTGCTCCTTTAACCCTTCAAGCACTTTCTGCTGCTCGGCGGAAGCCTGCTGATTCTTGGAAGCCTCGATTGCGCCCTGATACTGCGCCCACGTGTAGATGCCGTGGGAAGGGCCGAACTCCTCAGCAACCCACTTGTCACGGGACTTCAGTTCAGACCGCAGACTCTCGATTTCTTCCTTCCTTCGCGCGTCGGCATAGGTGGCGTCCTTCTCTTTCGACTGCTTCTCAGCGACGGGCTGAGCCTCGGGTTCCCCCGTGGATACGTCTCCGGCAGCCTCTGGAGTGGTTTCCGTGGCATCCTGCGGGTCAGCGACCTCCGCGTTTCCGCTGATCATCTCTTCGGGCATATGAAACCTCCTCGCGTTTCCCCTCGCCAGGGCAATGAAAAACCACCTGAATCAGGTGGCTGGGTATTGCTCACGTCTACTACTTGCCGTTGTTCTTGCCGGGCTTACTCCTCAAATCGCCTCCCGTCTGAATCTTGGTGGCCTCGCCACCGTTCTCCCTCGGCCCGCTCTCGCCGTACTTGAATCCCTTCGAGACGGGCATGGGACTTTTGAGTCCAGGGTTGTTTTGCATGGGATCACCTCCTCTCAGTCTTTGAGCAACTTGTTATCCTTGAGGAATGCGTGCAATACGGGCGCGAGGACGCATACCTGCTCCTCGTTCAGCCCGATGTGAAAGGTATGGCTCATACTGTGCAGACTCTCGTGAAGGAACGTGTCGGCCATCTGTTCGGGGGCGCATTGCTCCACGAAAATAGTCAGGTTGTCGTGATCGACCAATCCCGCAAGCCTACCGTCAGATACCTCCTTCTCGCACTTGACGGCATAATGCAACCCGCCAATCTTGACCCTCTTGGGGATTCTCACCCTATCTCCTCCGCTTCTTCTTCCTCTTGTCTTCCTTGCTGAAATGTTCCACCTGACTTAACCGTCTTTCAGCCATCTGTTTAGTAGGATACGGCCCACCCAATTTCTTCCCAGCCTCGCTAAGGACGACGTAGCCCTTAGCCGTTTTTCTTATCACCCCCGCCACCTCCCATCGCCTTCATCGCGTTGATGGCGGTGTTAGCCTGAGCCTGCCCCTGGTCGAACTGGGTCTTCTGCTGCTCCTGAGCCATCTGCTGTTTAGCCAGGTCTTGCTGTCGATTCGCCATGTCCTGCTGCTGCTGGATCTGTTGCTGCATCATCATCTGTTGCTGCACCAGGGCTTCTTCCATGCTCGTAATCGCGTCCTTCAGGTGAGGCACACCGATCTTGTCAAGTATCCGGAGAACCATCAGGTTGTCGGGAGTCGGTTGGAATCGTCCGTCCTTCGCCAATGCGAGGATAATCTGGAGTATCTGCATGCGGGACTTCATGAACCCCGCCTCAGCGCCAATCTCGATGTCGAAGTCGGGGTAGACGAAGTGACCGTTCATATCCTTGAGCATGGCGAGACGGTTGAACGAACCGAACACGTCCTGCCCACCTTCGCCTGAAAGTCTCCACGGACGGTCGTAATCCCCGAATGCCATGTAGAAGTCGGCAATCACACGGTAGAGTCTCTTGTACGTCTGAATCTTGTAGGCTACCGCGATATCGACGACCTGCATAGCCTGGGAGATGTAATACTCCGCCTGTTTGCCTGACGTGACTTCGGGGGTTTCCTGACCTAATGCGGCATTCGTCTGACGAGTGAGTAACTGCATGTACTCCTTCATCTTGTCCATCCACTGAATGCCGCGATCCCCGCCGTCGTCCATCTTGACAGCGTTGACTACCGTTCCAGCGGGAGCGTAGATGATTTCACTCAGCGGATTCTGTAGATCGCCCTGTACGGTAGAGTCGTTGGTGATAATCTTCGTGGTGCCGCGAAGTAGTTTCTCTTCCTCGTTGTAGAGGACTTTCTTCAAGGATTCCTGCGGGTCTTTCAGGTCCTCCATCAGCGAGACAGCCCAGAAACTCTTGTCACGCGGGATGTACACCCTGTCAACAAGGTCGAACCTCTTGGGGACGTAGTAGTCCGCTTCTATTGGTATGGTGTTGCCCTGCTCGTCGCGGATGGGATTGCCTTCAGCGTCCTGTTGATAGCCGATGACTTCCTTCGGGGTGATGTTCCCCTGCTCATCTCTCCGGTAGAAGAACTTCGGCATGTTCAGTATGAGTAAATCCCCAGACCACCAGAGTTTCCCAATGTCGCCGTCCTTGCCCCTGAAGGTAGTCTCGATGATGGTGTACTTCTTCAGTCCGGAACCGCTATCGCTCTTGTCGGATGCGTTAATAGTAATCCTCTGCGTGTCCTGCATCGTGTCGTACTGGTCGTCGTATGCGGCGTTCTTTTCGAGCATTTCCTTTGTGAGATGCGGCCACCTTCTGAGGACATACGCCTCGGTCTTGTTCGTGGGGTGGTGGTAGTGCTCCATCTCGTCAAGTCGTTTACAGCCGGCATTGGGGATGATGTCCTTCGGGTGAGGGGCACTTATCTCCACGTCACCGACGTAGCCAGCCTTCTTGACCTGGTTATTCCAGTGTACCTTGTAGAACGACTTCCCGAACTTCCTCACCAGGCGTTCATCTTCGAGGTTCAATTCCTCAAGGGTTGGTTCAGCCGCTCTCACACAGTAGCCCACCTGCGCTTCGAGGGACTGCACAGCCTCCTCGTCGTCCTGGGCGACAGGCTTGAACAGAGGATCGGGCACGTTCGGGTCGATTTGCGATTCCACGAAGAGTCTTGGGAGGTTGATAATCGTCCGAGGGGTCTTACCGTCGTCGTTCCGGATGTTGCCGAATTCCCTGTTGCCGTGGTACATCGCTTCCCACTCATCGAACCGCGTGTTCCACTCGGCCTTCTCGGACTTGTCAATCTCGTACTGCTTCTTCCACTTTTCGAGGAGTTTCTTATCCTCCTCTGTCTGCTGAATCTCATCCACCTTCTGAGTAATGGCGCTCACCACCCTTCGGGTCAAATACTTGAAAGGCTTGAGGAGGTCCATCCCATCACCTCCGTTCCCGCATCTTCTGATACCACTTCTCGAACTCCATGTTCTTGAGGGCCTGTTTCTTCTGTTCCTCGGTCATGCTGTCAGGGAATTGTAAAGACCGCTCCTCGAATGGGCGCGGTCTAGACATACAGAAATAGCGGTCACAGTCTTGCGGGTGATGCTCGGAGTCCTTCGATATGTCCTCCGGATTCGTCTTCGACTGCTCGCACGCGGGATACGTCCGTATGGTGTTGAGGCAGTCCTTCGTGAACCGGAGGTGGGCTATCAATCCTTCGTCCGGCCCCTTGAACGGCTTCAACCACTCGTGGAGTCTGCGCCAGCCGTTTTCCAAGTCTTTGGTGGCCTGTCGCATGGGGATTCCCTCAAGGGCGAAGACTTCCGCAGTAGACTGCCCAGAGTCTCTAGAAGGAGTCCAGGCGTCTGTGTCGGCCACTGTGTATTCGATGTCTTCCGGTGATCCGTCGTCATGTTTCGATAACCTCTTTATCTCGTCCGCTTGCTCCTTGTCGGTAGTCCGGTGCGGGTAGTACTCTCGATACGCGACAGCCCATCCATCGGGACTGATAGCGTACCACTTCATGCAGGCGTAGGAGGAGAATCCAGGGTCATATACCCGTACCCTCTTCCATTCCTTCGGTGGCCGCCAATTCTTCAGTACGTGAACGTCCTCGTTCCACTCCTCGAAGAACGCGCCCTCGCCTACGCTGAAAGCCTCCTCGAAGGTAGCGGGATACTCACTGCGGTACGTGTTGGGCAGGTCCTGCTTCGTCTTCTCGTACCATTGCGTGTCTCTCCGTGGATCCGCAAACCACGGCAAGAACACGAGGACGAAGTTGTTCAGTTTCGCCCTCGCTTTAAGGCATATCTCCTCGAACAGCGTCCCCCTCTTGGCGGTAGACAGGCCGATAACCTTGCCTCCGGTAGCGCGGTTTATCGTCGGAAAGGCGGCGGAGTAGATTTCCCTCGCGTACTCCTGGAATGCCCACTCGTCGAGTATCACCAACGACGCTGTGAACGACCGTCCTGAACCTGGCGCGGACGCCATAGCGAGGAAGGTGGAGGGTTCCGCGCCCGTGTGAGATATAGTCACGGTGAGGGTCGTGGCTTCCCACACGGGGCGCGGATAGTGAGGGGGGGCTTGGGGTTTTTCGATAGTCATCCACTTGGGCAGATGTCGCAGGATGAACACGACACGCCTGACCAATTCTTTAGCGTCAGGGGTTTCTTTCTGCGACAACGCCACAACGGAGAAACCTGAAATGAAAAGCATGCACCATACGGCGAAGGATAGAGCCAACCACGTAAGACCCAACTGACGGGCCTTGAGGACTATCATCAGCCGCTCGCCGAGGAAGGCGTTCAACGCTTCCACCTGCTTATCCCACAGGTGAAAGGGTATCGCCAACCCTAGCACGTCGCGGTCCTCGATCTTCACCCATCGCTCGATAAAAGTACGGCAGTCGGCCTTCGCTTCAAGCCACAGCCGTTGAATCTTCTTGGCTATCTGTAGGTCGTTCATGGTTCACCTCTGGAAAACAAAAAAAGCCCCCAACCCGTTAGGGTCGAGGGCTTCAAGAGCCTCACGTCGATATCTGATTGATGGTCTTACACCTTGGGCACTTCACTTCGATTTCTGTAGACGGTGGCTTGTCCCGAATCAATAGGAGCAGTTTGCCGCAGTTCACACAGCGGATCTCCTCCATCCTACCAACTCCTCCACGTCTCCCTCAGAATCTCAGCCTGCCTCTCAGCGTCGGGCAGTCTCGTCTTTAGCAGAATCAGCCTTGGCTGAATCGACTCTGCCACGGGACAGTGCGCAGTGTACTCCGCGAAGGCAGGCTCCTGATACGTCAGTCGCCAACTCGCGTAAAACTTGTGCCCACCTTTTTCAAGGAACCTCCGTCTGAACCCGTGCCAATCGCAGGGCGCTTTCTCGCTCAGTAGAAGCGGGTAGCACCAATACGTGTGCGTATACCCTTCGGGGACGTACTGCGGTATGAGCCATTCGCAGTCTTTTACAGCCTCACCGAACAGCCGCGCAGCCTCAAGCCTGACGGACAGCAACTCCTCCATGCGCTCGGTCTGCCCCAAGAGGACGGCAGCCTGCAAGTCAGACATGCGGTAGTTCCAGCCTATCGAGGCGTGACGCGCGTAGTTGGGATCCTGGATCGTGTCCTTCGTGATACGCCCCTGG